TTAAGTCCAGTCTAACTTATTAAGTCCAGTCTAACTTATTAAGTCCAGTCTAACTTATTAAGTCCAGTCTAACTTATTAAGTCCGGTCTAACTTTATAAGTCCAGTCTAACTTATTAAGTCCGGTCTAACAATCTTTGAAGATAGATAGATAGTCCGATATTGGACTATTTGACTATTAATGAGGGGAAGGATACCTATACCCTCATGGGTATGCTTCATATGTTGTTGATACTTAACCCGTCCAGAGTTGAACAATTTGAGGGCAAGACCCTGCCCCTTTTCTGCCTTCTCCAGCACCTTCAATTTCAATCCTATCGGAATAGTAGGAAAACCAAAACCCCGATTTTGCATTATATGTATTATGCGAAGTATGGAAGCAGATTCCTTTGAGCATCAACGAGTTACGCATATCAGGGTGTCAGTGGGAAACAGGTATTGCACCCTCGGATTCCTCGGAGACCTACAGACCACTTTATACCACAAGTTCCTTATCATCAAACGGTTGCAACAGATTCCGAGGATTCAATGGGTTGCATGCCGTACCGTTCCCGTGACAGGGGCGAGGGCAGTTCAGGGCAGGTGGCATACCATTCCCGTTGCAACACGGTGGCCTATCATACCGATTCCGGTGCATGTGGGGGAGAGGCAGGCCCCTGAAACATACCGATTCCGGTGCAATCAGGGGCAAAAAGGTTCCGTGATGCACCGATTCCGTGGGCATAGGGGGAAATTGGATACCAAGAAATACCAAGTACCACCACGGTTTCCCAGGCTCCGGGGTTGCACGTGGCCCATAGTAAATAGTTGGGTCAAATTTTTTCCGTGGGGTACGGGGGAGGGAGTACCCTTCTGGGCATGTCGGTTGTCGGTTGTCGCTCCAACTGGCGTTGTCGGTTGTCAAGCAAAATCGACACGCGGCGGGTACATGGGTGGGTACATGGTCATGGCCGCTTCGCGGGGTGCGTGGGTTCCGTGGGTTCAACATGATGGTCATGACCTCTGGTCTGTTTCAGCCTCATCTGGTCTGTGACCCATTCCTGCCACGTCAAGCAAAATCGACATGCGGCCATTCCACGGGGACGTATCGACCCAGAAGGCGGGCATACCCTTCGGGCGGGCAGTTATAGCGGACCAGCGGTTGTGGCGCGTTCTAGGGTAGGACCCTCGATTAAATTTGGGCAAATTTACAAGAGTGTGACGGGGTATAGGTAGCGAGAGGGTACATTAGTCATGAAACAGGAGATAGGGCACTACCATCGACCAAATTTGCGCACGGCGGGCATAATGCGACGGAGCGGCTCTCGCGGATTTGGCAGTAAAGAAAAAGCCCGCAGGTAGCTTGACGAGACTACCCACGGGCGTAACTATGGAAAATGCCAGTAGAAAGGAGAGTGTTTAGTCCGCTCCTGTGGCGAGCAAGTTCCTTGCTTGGGATAGCCAGAAGCATTGAGCTTAGCTGGTTCGGTTGCCGTTCGGAGCGAACAGGTGCAACATACCACATCAGGGGAGAAAGTCAAGAGGAAATCAGCGTGATGGGCGCGTTTACGAATTTAATCCGGTGTGGTGGGGTAGAAGGAGGGGATGGGGTCCGGGTGGATAGTTGTAGCGGACCGCCCCGTGCGGCGCGTTCTAGGGCAGGACCCTCGATTAAATTCAGGGGATTTGGGGATGGTGCATACACATATGTGGGCGCGTGCGTGAGAAGGACGTACAAAGGTCTTGACATGGGCTGGGGGTTTGGTATAGTCGCCGCAGTGTTTCGACTGGTTTGTTGTGATGAGGCCCCGGGGGTAGACTTGTTCTGCCTCCGGGGTTCTTTTTTGGGTGAGACAAAAGTCTAATCTGTGGTAAGCCTTGAGAGTTAAAGGATTGTGAAAAAGTGAGCCGAGTGAGACAGCACGGAGACAAGTTGAGACAAGGGGTTAAGTATTTGAACTGCATATAGTTACAACCAAAATTTGAAGCATGAGACGTGAGACAACACCCTCCAGCCTTATATATATATATTAAATACCTTATTATATTATTATATATTATAATTTATTTATATTGTCTCATGTCTCATTTTAAAAAAAGGACAGTAGACCTGTTGAAAATCAATGACTTATGATGAGACAACCGTCTGTCTCCCCGGAACCCCCGGAACCCCCGGAACCCATTCTATTACTCATTCAGTTTCAACGAGTTTCGAGTGAGACAACGGGAGTGAAACTCCATGTCTCATTTCATAACTCATTTGCTCTCAACTCCTTAGCATACGTTCTCCCCCGGCTACCGTGGGTTCCGCGGGTTCACGGGAGCAAATCCTGCCCGCCACGCGGTATCAAATCGTTTCCACTATGCTAGTGGCCAGTCCCGCCAAAACCGCAAAGCTCTCCATTCTTTCTGGGGACCTACAAGAAGATTGTAAATTTTTACTTGACAATCCTTCGCCCCTGTCCTACTGTGTGCTCGGCCCATGTGGCGGCCATTATTATCACAAACCAAAACGAACATGCAAATAAATTATACCAATGACATGCAGAAGAGAGGAGCATTCCACCTCTTCCTCCTGAACGAAGTCCTCTACAACATGGGAGAAAGTTATGCCAGCCCGAAGGTACTTGCTCCCGTCTACTTGCAGGAACTGCTCATTCATGGATTGCTTACTCCCACAAAGAAACACCCCGCGAAGCGGAGGACGTTGGGAGAGGTCTCCTATCAGCACCGGGCACTCTTTGAGCGATTGAACAGGGTGAAAGATACGGGCTACCTCAATCCAATAGCGGAGGACATTCCCTTCCATCGAGACACCTTGTACGGTCCCATGACCTCGATGGAACAATTCGAGACCACCGACACGGTGACGAAAATAACTCCCGAACTGCCCGAATCCCTTAACGTCCTCATCTCGCTTGTGCTTCTCAACGGCGCTCCCGTAACCGAGGAATACATCACACAGCGGGCGAAAGGACCGGAGGGTAATCTGGACTTCGACTTCCGCTGGTTCAGTGCTATGTTCCTCACGTCCTGCCCCTATGGCCGTGAGCCTCGCTACTGTCTCTCCCAAGTGGGCATTGACTTTGGCTGGATAGTCTATGATTATGTTCTTGACCACTATGAGCATGTGCCTAATGCCAGCTATTGGAGAACGAAGTTGCCAGATACGGAATTGGGGTCTCCTTTCACTCTCAACCCCAACCCGGCTCCGGGGTTCCAATATAAACACAGCTTCATTATCCTTAGTCTCCTTGGTGACTTTATGGATGTCTCGCGCATAACGAAGTCCGACCTTGTTCGCATCCTTCAGCTCCCCGGCGGTGAGCGTAGCGTAGAGAATGCGCTCTCCGAGCTGACGTCCGAAGGTTTTGCCGAGTATGATGAAGAGACGCGTACCTATGCTCTCACCCACCTCGGCGCAGTCATGTATGGCCTATACGCTACCCGCATCATGGAAATCTAATCTCTTACCTCGAATGACCACAGCACTTCTCAACGATGAAACAGTTCAGAAGCTTGAACTGACCTTTACCGCACCCCGCATCTCCCAGTTGCAACTGGCCGAAGGTATGAAGAAGCTCCCCACTGGGGGCAGTTGCAACCGCGCCGTCGCTATTGCCCTGCCGGAGGTCCTTCGCCTTCTCATGGACATGCCGATTGAGAATCGGGAACTGATGCAGTATTACTATCAGGTGCAACTCTTTAAGGTGATGCAGGGGAAGCTGGACGAGAACTCGCTCTCCATGCCTCCCGTATATAAGACCATCCTCTCCAACTGGCGCAAGCATGGTGTAGAAGCTAAGGATATTAAGCCCGCGCTTCCTGCCCTCGTTCCTTCTGTCCAGTTCCTAAGCAAGCCCGGATTGTATGACTACGCCCTCGACAGCAAGGGTGCAAGATACTACACCAACCGTAGCCTCGTCAGTGTAGACGGAACATCGTGGCGGCATACGGGTATCTTCGGAATTGACGTGGACCTCAAGGAGAACAAGAAACATACCGCGGAAACCCTTCTCGCTACAGCGCAGGAGAAACTCCCCCAGCTGGATGGCTTCCTCTTCGCGTATGTCAGCCCCAATCAGGGGATTAAGGCGTTCTTCCAAATCTCCAACTCTACGCTCCAATACCTGAACCAGAACCCGCAGGTGGTGGAGGATGAGGGAAATGAAGAACTGGACGTGAAGCGATTGGCAAATGAACGCATCTACCTGCATAAGGCGGTATATCATTCCCTCGCGCAGTACATCCACGAGGGAACCGGATTTGTTCTCGACATGGCCTGTACTGACCCTGCGCGGATGCAGTTCTTCTATCTGGACACCTTCATCCCCGGAACCCCCGGAACCCCTCGATTCCATGTACCCGACATGGAGAAGGCGAAAGCGGACTACCTTCAATACGACAAGAACAGGGTGGTCAATTATGAACTCCCATCCGTCGCTCCCGGTGCGCCTCGCCCCAAGATATTCGAGGACTTCATTGCGTGGTTGAAGGTGAACGAGTATTACGATACCGCCGAAGGCCTCTCCCGCATGGACTATATTAAGGGGGACGGTTGCCTCTATGGCGAGTGCCCGCAGTGCAAGGGAGGCAAATCAGGCAATAGCCAGAACACGGACCTTCGCTTCTACCCCAATCCCCAGTACCCCCGGCAGTCCTACTTCCACTGCTTCCATGCCAGTTGCAATGGCGCGAACCCGGAGATTACGTCGGTGCAATGGCTCTTCGACATGTACTTGACGGAGTTGGAGGGGGAAGCCGAGAAGAAAGCAGGGGTTGAGCCGTGGTGTCAGGACCCTCTCCTGATGAAGTGCTTCATGCAGGGAATTGCTCCGGTAAATACGAACACCCCTCTCCCGGAGGTCAGCGCGTTGAAGCTCTGCTCCCTCAAGTTCCCTTATGTCCGAAAGAACAAGGCGGGCAAGAGCATCCCCATCCTGACGGACGAGAACATCAAGTATCTTCTCCATCATGGCCTAAATCTCCGTGCCTTCCGTCGAATGAACACGAACGAACTCCTGCTCTTGGACTTTAAGAACAGTAGGTGGTACGAGACGAGCAATACTATATTGAGCAAGATTTCAAGCTTCTGGCAGTTGATAGTTCCCGGTCAGGCGATTCCTATTCAACGCCTTCGCGAAGCCTTGTCGAGTATTGCACAGGCCAATTACTACCACCCGCTGGCTACGTTCGTCAGCTCCCGTCCTTGGGATGGGCAGGACCGTTTGCGTGCGTTCTTGGACTTCCTTCCAATGAATCAGAATGTAGACATGCCCGAAGGCTGGACCCCGGACAAGTACCGGGACATGGTGCTCACGACATGGCTCATCACCCTGTGGAAGCGCGTGACCCGCCGTCTCTGCTTCCTCACCCATACGGAATCCCAGACCAGCTTCCCGCAGAACTACATCCCCATGCTCACTGGTGCGCAAGGGCTGGGTAAAACGAAAGCCACGGACTGGTTGTTCCGTGGGGTCCGTAATGACGTGGCTAGCTCCATCGAAGGATTGAATAGTGCGGATAGCGTTGTCCAGATGGCCCGGCACTCTGCCATCATCTTGGACGAGATTGATGAAGAAGTCGCTAACAAGGCGAAGGAGAGCAAGTTGAAGCGAATCATTACCGGGGAATCTGAAAGTTGCCGTGTTGCTTTCGCCCAGTCTACGGGAACCTATGAGTACTGCGCAAGTATCATTGGGAGTACGAACCAAGAAGAGGTATTGAGAGATACCACAGGTACTCGCCGTTACTACCCAGTAATCCTAAGTCCACGCACCACGCCGGAGGAAGAAATCCCTGCGGGGTTTAGTGCCAATAGCTGGGCGGTGGAGAAGCTCTTCGAACTGGACAACCAGCAACTTTGGGCACAGATTAAATACATGGTAGACGCCCATGAAGATGGCGAATACCGTTGGGCTAATCTGGAAAAAGTTGGTGCATTCCTCGCAGAACAGTACGCCAGTCGCCGAGGCAATGATACTGACCTGACGAAGTACCTCGTCCCCGTGGCTCTCAATGATACGGACACGAAGGGCGCGAAGCTCTCCAAAAAGATACCGGGCGACTTTACCTCCATGCGCAATATCCTCGCCTATGTCCGTAAGAACTTCGGAGACATGGAGAAGGTGGAGAACTGGGCAGACGACAACTTCAAACGAGACCTCATTGCGTCCTATGGTAAGGATTCAGTAAATCGTCAAAACGTCAAACGCCCCGATGACCCTAAGCGCACGAAGCGTTTCTTCTTCTTGCCAATCGACATTTGGTTGAAGGAAGCAAGCGCAGAAACGAAGGCGCGGGTGTATTCACAATATGAACACATTAAGGTACTTGCGGAAGCCATGTAAAATTTCTTCCAAAAACTTCTTGACAAAAATCTAAGCTATGATACATTGGCCTCGTCACCGGGATTCCGGGGCGGGGCCAATCCCGTTCCGCTAATCTCATAGAATAATAAAAAGCAAACCAGCAATAAACATGACAGCAAAAGAAGAATGGAAATCGTGGTTCACCGACTTGGTGAGGGATTGGAAGAAAGAACCATCACTTATCGCTTTGGCGATATTTGCGACATTGGAATTCGGATTGTTCCTATACTTTCAGTACCGCGTCATCATCATGGACGAACATCTTTTTATCAGGCTCGGCTGTATGTTTGTAACTGCCCTCTTTTTGTTCGGCCCAATCATGGCACACAAAGGCACTTTGTATCTCTTGTTCCATATTCAACAACTTTTCCACATGGTAATCGTGCGTCCTGTGGTATGGGTAATCTATAAACTTGTTCATTAATATGGCTGTATTTATTTTAGTACCTGCTGGAATAGGGCTTCTGCTCTACCTGATTTATGATGAGGCTTCCATATACGCAAAAGACCTGTGGAGCTATTACAAAGAAACGGACAATAAATCTAACTTCGAACAACAGTAATACCCAAACCTCTTATGCCCAAAAGACTTATGACATTGGAAAACATGGACTACTCTCAAAGATTTAAGGATAACTTCATGGACATGGTACGGATGCTTCCGTATGCCTTCTTCTGTCCTTTACTCTTTGTCACGTACCTTAAATCACACCTGCCCCAGTCTTCTTGGATGATGTGCTTCTTGACCGTTGTCGGCATGAGCCTGATTCAGATTCTCTTTGCCGCGGCCATGATTTCCATTCCGAAGAAGGAGCACATGTTCTACGGACTGGTCATTCTCGGTACTGCCTTCTTTATTGCCCCCTGCCTCTTCTGCCACTGGATGGGTATTAACATATAGACATCATGAAAGACCTAGCAGAATTATCCCCCTACATAGGCATCTATTACCTCTCCCTATCCGTGGGCTTTCTGGTCAATGGTATGCCCCTACTGGCCTCCCTCATCTTCTCGCTCATTCTCGTCCTCATCGTTCTGTGGATGTGGTCCTTCATCTACATCACCATCACACATCTATTGAAACGGAGTAGCCGGGACATGAACATTAATATCTTCGGCCTCTCCGCAACATTGGTCACCCTCTTCTTCAATATCATATCACTCTAAACTATGTACAACGAAATTGCAATCGCCGCCCAAACAGTTGATACCCACTTCTCCTATATGGGATTAGAGGAATCAGCCGCTGACCTCCTGCGCCATCTTCTGTGGGAGATTGAAGAATACCGGGAAGCCGACGCGGAGGACCGCGTAAAGGAGGCAACCGACATCGCCATTCTCGCATTGCGCCTAGTAGCCGCTACGGGGCGCGATGAAGGTTTCTCCTTTGAGGATGGAGTACACCTCGCAAACGAAAAATGCCGGGAAGTCGTGAACCGCATGAACCGTGCCGTCAAGATGTACAAGAAGGACAGAACCGCCGGAATTCCTATGAGCACCCCACAAGAATATTACGCGCAAGCGAAGGAACAACTAAATACACCCAAACACTGATGCACGAAGAATTAGACCACCCCCCTATATCATTTTCCCTGCCTCGCATTCCGGGGTATGAAATGGAGATTACAGACGACCAGACCAAACTCACAGGCGATACTCTTGCCGTTGACTTTGAAACGTATTATGAGGGGAAATATTCCCTCAAGTTCATGGACCCGCATTCCTACTGTCTGGACCCACGGTTCGACGCATACATCATGTCCGTCTATGACGGGAAGTATTGCTGGGTAGGACATCCGAAGGATTTTGACTGGGAGAAAACGACCAAGGACAAAACCCTCGTCGCGTTTAACGCCAGCTTCGACTATGCCGTTTACCTCTTCGCACTTCACGCGCCGGGGGCCAAGGGCATCCCGTGCACACCAAGCTTCCAGCCGCCCTTCAAGGAGTGGCTCTGTTCCCGTGCCGCTTCCAACTATCTCGCCATCTATGGCTCTCTTGACAAGATTGTCGCAAAGCTTTGGGGTGTAGAGATTAGCAAGGAGGTCCGAGCCAAGGCCGAAGGCGTTGATTTCCGCAAGATGGAAGTCATCCCAGACGACATGAAGGAATACGTGGCGGGTGATAGTTACTACTGCCTCGCCGTGTGGGACAAGATGAAGAACTTCTGGCCGGAAGATGAACGGGAATGTTGGCTCAATACCTGCATCATGGGATGGCGCGGAGTTCCGACTTCCCGCCAGTATCTTCTTGATGGATTGGAGAAACTCCATCAGGCGCAGGAGGAATACAAGGAAGCTATCCCGCTTGAAAAGAAACTCTCCATTCCCCAGTTACGCAAAGCGTGCGAAGAGCTGAACATCCCCGCCCCGGAGACTACCAGTAAGACCAGCGAACTATTTACTGACTGGTTGGAAGAGTATGGCCATCTCGTCCCGTGGGTAACGCTTATTGGGAAATACAGGAGCGTGAACCGCATGATTAGCATTACCGAGCGCATGCTTTCCCGCGTCTATACTGACCATGAAGGGATAGAACGTCTACCCTATACGCTGACCTATTGTGGCGCAAGCACGGGTCGTTGGACTGCCGGGGGCGACAAGCTCAACCTGCAACAGCTTAACCGTGAAGACGTTCTGGGCTTTAACCAGCGCAATGCCATTCAGGCCCCGGAAGGGTATAAGCTCGTGGTATGCGACTGGGCAGGGATTGAAGCACGTCTGACCGCTTGGCTCTGTGGGCAGGAGAAAATTCTTGACACCCTCCGTGCTGGTGAGAAGGACATCTATGCCGCTAACGCGAAAGGTTGGGGCCTCATCCCCGCGGATGTCAAGGACTTCAAACAGTACTGCAAGGAAACTCCGGGGCAAGCGGACCTTCGTCAGCATGTGAAGGCGGGGGTACTTGCTTGCGGCTTTAGTGCTGGATGGAAGGCTATTCAACGCTCGAACCCCGGAATGGACAGGGACCAGTGCCAAGCGATTGTGGACATGTACCGCAGTCGTAGCCCAGAAGTGGTGGCATGGTGGAGAGAGTTGGACGCATTAGCGGCTCGCGGCTATCGTACCCCCTCCCATAGCTTCGCGCTCTCCCTTCCCTCTGGCCGGAAGCTCTATTATCGTAACTGTTACAAGAAACTCATTCAGCCGAAGGACGGTCGTCGTCCCTATTTCGCAACCTGCGTCGATTTCGGATACAAGTCCTCCATCGTCAATACTAACCTCCTTAGCAACAATAACATCCAGTCAATCGCACGTGACCTCATGGTCCGCACGTTCAACCGCCTGTGCAAGGAATTAGAGGGTGCGCAACCTATCCTTCTCGTGCATGACGAAGCCGTAGTGATGGTTCCGGCTGACCGCGCCGAGGAATACGCCCAGCGCATCGAACAGATAATGGAAGAAACTCCGCAGTGGGCTTCATCCCTTCCGCTCCTTGCCGAACCTGAAATCATGGACAAGTATCGCAAATGAGTGCGCTTACTCCATTCCCTCCCCAAGAAGACTGCATCCACGATATGGTGGATGCAATTACCCGGCACGGCTATGTGATAAATAAATCCTGCACGGGTACGGGGAAAACATTGGTTACTATCGAAACCGCGAAGGCTATGGGCAAGAGACTTCTCGTCGTCTGCCCTGCCATCGTAGTGACCCAATGGAAGCGAGCGATTGAACAGCAAGGAGCGGACGCGGTGGATGTCCTCTCATGGGAGAAGGTGCGCAGGGGAAGTACCTCCTACTACAAACGCCCTACAAAGGTTCCCAAGTCCCGGATAGTCTTCGGGGCTTGGACCCTTCCCGACGATTCCTTGCTGGTCCTTGATGAAAGCCATAAGGCCAAAACCTATGGTAGCCAAAGCAACATCATGGCATTAACTGCGGCCCATCAAGGACTTCCGACGATTATGCTCTCTGCCACTCCTTTTATGTCTCCCCTCGATATGAGTGTCCCCGCGACGTATGCCAAGTGGATTCAAGACCCCCGGCGCGGGTTCTGGCTCTGGGCACGCATGCACGGATGCACCGACAGCTTCTGGGGAGGTATCGAGTTTAAGCTCAACCCCCGCAATCATGCCATGATGGAGAGCCTGAAACAAAAGCTCTTCACTGCTGGCGTTATGACAGAGATTGACAAGGATAGACTTGACACATTCTTCCCGGAGAATAGAATCGAATATCTGTCCGTGGACGTAGACATGAAAGGTATGAGAGAGATTAAACAGTTGCAGAAAGCACTTGACAAGCTGGACAAATCGTGGGACCAGTCCATCGAACGGGCTAACGAGAAGGGACTTGAACTTCCCGCTATCGTTGAACTCCTTCGGCTTCGCCAGCAATCTGAATTGGCTAAGCTCCCCACGATGGCAGAGAAGGCAGTTGAACTTCTGGACAGCGGATATAGCGTCGCCATCTTCGTGTCTTTCCTCGACAGTCTCTCCACACTCTCGGAACTCATTAACAATAAATCGGGGAGAACAGTTCCCTACTCCGAGATTAGTGGAGCGGTGACTGGGAAGAACCGACAGGAAGAGGTGGACAAGTTCCAACGGAATGAAGTTCCTCTCGCTCTCGTGCAGATTAGTGCAGGAGGAACTGGGGTGTCGCTTCATGATACCGAGGGAGGCCACCCCCGCGCCGCACTTATCTCGCCGGACTACGCGATTGTCAATCTGGTTCAGGCACAAGGACGTATCGCCCGCCTCGGTGCAAAGTCACACACATTGCAATACATCGTGACCGCCTCCGGTACGGTGGAAGAAAGAATTATTCAAGCACTCAACACAAAAGAAATTTGTCTTAACGCATTAACATCAAATGGCTAATAACGAAACCAACACTCACAGCAAGTACAGTCCGAGTAAGATGGCATTGCTCGCCACCTGTCCCGGATATGTCCCACGCCCCATGACTAAAGAGGAAGAAGAGGATGACTTCTCCCCGGCGGCCATTGGGACCCGTGTTCACGCGGCCCTCGAAACCAAGAATCCAGATTCCCTTTTGACCAAGCATGAACACATCCTCTACACTGCGGCATCCAACATGGTGGATAGGCTCATGTCCATCTTCGCAACCGAGGTACAAACGGACAAGGTAGAAGTACTCCCGGAACATAAGTTTGAGGGAATTGTCTTCAACCCAGACGATGAAGCACAAACCGGAACGGCTGACGTTCTTGTCCGGCATGGCGATACTTCCATGATTATCGACTACAAAATGGGGATGGTCCCTGTCTCTGACCCTGCCGAGAATACCCAGTTCATCTACTATGGTTTGCTGGAAATGGCAGAACGTCCTGAATGTAAGCGTATTATCCTTGCGGTGGTACAGCCCAGCCAGACCGAAAGCATGAAGATTGCGGCGTTCTACCGCGACGGTAGGGGGCCGAAGTTCACCACGGATATGTCCGTCGTCTCTATGGATGAAGCTACCGCAAGGGGAAACATGTCCGCAGTCATTGCCCGCCATTGCCGTGATGCGGAGAATCCCTATGCCTACTCATCCTCTCCGCATGTCTGCCCCTACTGTTCCCGTCTCGCCCGGTGTAAGAAGGTGACTAGCATGGCCCGTAACTTCTCGCTCAAAGTGTTGAAGGACAAGGACCTAGCCGAAGGGATGATTGATAACGTCGGTACGGCGATGGACAACCCGGAAACCCTTGGCTCCCTTCTTTCCTTTGCGAACATTATCGCGGAGGCCAACAAGGTGCATAAGGACTATGCCAAGACCCTCTTCGCTTGCGGCGTTGATGTTCCCGGATGGAAGTATGCACGGCGAGGTAATACCGTGAAGGTGGACAATGATGCCTTCCGTGCCTACGTCGAGCAGTACATTTCCCCAGAGGAAATTCTGGACAGCATCTCCCGCCTTCCTGTGTCGAAGCTTCTTGACATGGTGGTAGATAAAAACAAAGTTGAAGGAGCCACACGTGCCGAGATGAAGGAAGCCAAGGAATCCTTACTCGAAGAGCTTCAAGAACTTGGAGTAGTGAAAGAAGTGACGAGCGCGATGGCTTTGCTCAAAATCAAATAAACATCTTGACATTTTTCGAACTTGTGATATAGTCACGTCAGAGAAGTTACCGAGGGTAGTTCACTCGCCAAAGAAGCCCTCAACCCAAAACCAAGAATAAACGAATACTATGGCTACTAAGAAAACAGAACACGAAACCTTGGGAATGGACCCGGAAGACGCATTGGAACTGGGAACTCCCGAACCCAATCAACTCGCAACCGCTACGGAATACCACTCCTTCGAGGGCGAGACCGACGCTTCGGACATCCAGATTCCCTACCTCAAACTGTGGCAAGCCTCTTGTGATGAAGCCAAATTGGAAGAACCGATTGGCAGTTTGGGCGCGTTCCTTCTCAACGGTCTGGTCGTTGCCGAGCGCAATAATCCTCTTGAATGTATCGTATTGAAGGCTCGTAAGTTCTTCCGCGAATACATCCCGTACAACGAACGTCAGCCCGGCGTTTACGCTAAGACGTGGAATACGAAGGAAGAGTATGAAGCAGAAGGATTCGACAAGTCGCAGGTCAACCGTGCCCTTGCCATGTGGCTACTGGTTAAGAAGCCGCAGGGTATTAAGGACGCAAGTACCACCGAGGATGACCTTGACGCTCTCTTCACCATTGACTTCATGGGCGACCAGTGGACGCTGGCACGATACACCCCGGAAGGTAATCAGTACACGGGCGTTGGTGCTCCCTTCATCCAGTTCATGATGTTGAAGGGGAACAAGCTCGGCTCCCTGCCCTTCCGTGTGCAGATTGGTGCACAACGCGCCGTCTCCCGCGACGGGAAGAACAGCTACGCCAAAGCGTTCCTCAAGTTCAAACCGCACCCGGTGGAAGGACAGGTTGAAGCCATCCAAGAGATGGGCCTCCTTTCCGCGGTGACTAAGTAACCCCCCTCCCGGCCCTGACGGGTTTATCCCGTAGCACCGCATTGCGGGTAAAAAAGGGGCACGTTCCATTCGGCCATCCCATACCGGGGTGGCCGTCTTATTTTCCGGCTTGACTAGTAGGGATTTATCCAGTATAGTCTGTCATGCAGATTATTGGTTGTGACCCCGGAACCCACGGCGCCCTCGTACTCGCGGACACCCGGAGCAAGAAAATCTGGATAAAGCACATGCCAGAAGACGAAAGGGAACTGGAAATCATATTGAACAAACTGCCACGTAGCCGTCATCGTATCATGTACATTGAGAAGATGAGCTATGCCATGAGCGGAGGTGGCAAGGTGTCCAATCCGAGAAGTAGTGGCGTATTGGGAGAGGCAACCGGGAAGGTCCTCGGCTATGCCGCGGCGGCGGGGTACACCGTCACAAAGGTTTCCCCAATCGTATGGATGCGTGCCGTTGGCGCGTATGATACGGGCTTGACCGCACGGGACAGGACCCGGTGGAAGAACAACCTGAAACGCATCGCGATGGAGAACTTCCCCGGCGTGAAGGTGACATTGCAGAACGCGGACGCTCTTCTCATTCTATTGTACGCGTACCGGGAACTGAACGACGACCACACACTGACCCTCGACAACTGGGATATAGAAAGAATCTAAAATGGCACGCCACTTTACTCGCTACGGACGACAATGGGAGTACGGAGTTTCGGAATTGGACATCGAACTCTGGTGCTTCAAATACGCATGGCCCGAAGAGAAGGGAGGGCTGGGCAGGTATGGACACGCTAAGAACGCCATCAATCTCCTGTGGAATTACAAGGGCAGTCCTACTCCCATTATCTGGACACCGTGGATTGAACGGATGATTGAAACCGCGTGCAAATATGATGTGGTCATCATGGGTGGAGGCTCGTCCTCTGGGAAGTCATTATCTATGGCTATCATGGCGACGCTCTTCTATCTGGCCGACCCGGTTGATACCCTTTGCCTAGTCACATCAACTACTATTGAAGGTGCGAAGAAACGTATCTTCAAGGATATTAAACGGTTGTGGCGCAAGGAATTTCCGGGCAAGCTCGTTGATGGTAAGGGACAGATTAAAGGCGTGAACGAGGACGGAGATATTGACGATTCCCGCGGCATCTCCATTATCCCCTGCGCGAACGTCGGTGACCCCAGTAGCCGATTTATCGGTATTAAGGCAAAGAACATGCACGTATTTTATGACGAGCTTTCCGAATTGCCGATTGAACTCGTCGAGGTGTGGCGTACCAACCTCATCACCAACAGAGCGGACACGCCGCCTACCCTGATGGCCGCCTCTAACCCCAAGAGCCGCACCGATGCCTTTGGTGTTATGGCCATGCCCAAGGATGGGTGGAACAGCGTTGACATCTTTGAGGAATACGAGTGGGAGACCAAGGACGGGATTTACATCCGCTTCGATAACACCCAGAACCCCCGCATCAAATATGGCCGCGAGGATTGGAGCTTCTACACCCCGTTGGACATTGTTCAGCAAACGATTGAACAATACGGGGAGAATAGTCCGTTCGTGATGCGGTTCCACCGGGCCACCTTTTCAGATGATACGGAAGAAGGTTCACTAATGTCGGAGGCTGAAATTTACGGCAGTGGCGCGGATGCCATGCCCGTCTGGGGAGACGGCGAGTTGATTACCATCGCAGGATTGGACCCTGCCTACACCAACGGCGGGGACCAGTCATGTTTGAAGCTCGCCAAAGTCGGACGAACGGTTGAAGGGCTTTGGGCGTGCGCGGTGTTCCGTACCTATTTGTTGAAGTCTACGTCCGACAAGGAACGGATGAAGCAACGAAACTTCGACATCGCCCAGCAAGTTGGAGAGATTCTCCGGGCCAACGGGGTTGAAAGTAAGTACCTTGCCGTGGACGTAACCGGAGGTACTGGTTTCATCGACATCCTCGCCCAGCATGTCGGCACGGACTTCCAGACGGTCAGCTTCGCGGGTATGGCGAGCAAAGTGCCCATTGGCCTGTTGCAGAATCAGGAGGCATGCCAGCAATATAGCAACAAGGTCTCCGAGCTTTGGGGATGTATGAAACTGGCAATCAATGCTCGCCAACTTTATGGCCTCGACCCGACAACTATCGTCGAGCTTAAATCCCGGCTCTACACCATGAACGGAACCCGAATTGCCGTGGAACCCAAGGCGGCCATGAAGAAACGGATTCATAAATCCCCGGACAACGCGGACGCACTAGCACTATTGGTGCACGTGTGCCGGGGAATCATGGGACCGGAGTTCGGTAAGATTAGGCTTGACATTCAGAACCATAAGGTGGTAGAACATCAAGAGGTAATCAAATATCGCGAAGACGGAACCGCATATATTGAAGCCGCAGACATTGGCAGGTATCTTGGCGGCTTCGTCGGCGGGGATGGCCCCGCTCCCGCTCCTGCCCGCGACACCTTTGCCTCCGACGTAACCGCCGCAATGAACATGCTATGGACCTAAGAGCCGCCGCTAAGATTTCTGCTCCCAAACCAATCACTAACGAGAACACCGTTATACGGAAGGCCATTGAGATGTACAAGGCAGGGACCCCGGTTCCTGTCATCTCGGAAGTTACTGGCCTCCCCCGTGAACGTGTTGATAAGATTGTTGATAGCGTCCAACTCTCGAAGGAGGAACTGGCTATCCGCAATGAACTTCTCAATACGTACACACAGAACACACAGGCACGCATCCTCCAACGCCAAGAGGCGAGGACGAAGATAGAGCTTGACATCGTTGAATCCATGAGTAGCCAGTACAAAGAACTGATGAACAGTGGATTCTCCCGTGTCGCTTCCTTCATGGCCGACGCAGAGATACAATCAATTAAGGATGTACCTCTCTTCCTCTCTATCATGGAGCGAAGCCACGGTCTGTGGGAGAAGTTTAACGAAGCGATTGCGAAGCGCGACATGGACCTACTGTCACAGGTCATCCAGCAGTTCGAGCTGGAACAAACCGAGATAGTGACGCAGATGGGATTGCAGGGTGGACCAGTAACTCTGAACAAGGATGGCACTCGTCCTGAACTGGAAGAAGGAAGCGCGGCCCGTACCATCACCTTGAAGCTCAAGAAGAAGGGCGAAAAGCCCGAAGAAGACACTAAATAAACTTGACAAGATTCTTTTTTCTTCTATATTGAGGTCATGTCCAAACCAGAAAACATTCAGGAAGTATTCCGTCGTTGGACCCCGGTAGCTCTCATGAACTTGCCGGAGGAAGTGAAGACCCCAGAAACGTTCCCCGATTATATGGGGACGGATGATGAACCGTTGCCTGTTGGTCATAGTCAGGGGATTCTAACAGTTATCGGGTACTCCCATGATGTCCGATACCCCTATGTCGCGCAATGTGCCTGTGGGAATGTGGTCACGATGAACCACAAACATTTAACGCGCACACACTACCATTGCGGATGCCTGACCCAAATCATGCGTTCAGCCTATCTCATTCGCTTACGCGTCGAGGCTATGCGCTCGTGGTGGCAACAGGTTCCTATGTGGCTCGACGACCTTGACAAGCTTCGTGAACATGCGAAGAAGTATAAGAAGAGCCTCAAGAGAACAAGAAAGTACAACGCCAAACTCTCCCATGTCGAATACGCGGACGACCCGCTGACGTTTGACCGGGAGGTAGAGACTTCGGACAATCCCGAACATCCGGATGCTTTCCTCTCCCTCGTGGCTCCATCAGAAGAGTACAGCCAGTTCCTGCGCGACATTGCCGAGAAGTTGACCAACGTATATAAACCGTGGCCCGCAATTCCTATGGCCAATACGAGCGCATACGCCAGTTACAAAAACGAACTGCCCGAATTCGACGCGGCTACCTTCATTAACTTCGTCAACTACCTTGCGGACGCACAAGAGGATAAAAACCTGAAAGGGACCACGGAGTATGGCAATTAGCGAAAACGCCACCGTCTTCCATGAGGTAGCACGGGATAAGGAGGTGTGGGGAAAAGCATGGAGATACCGTGCCTACTACCTTGCGTGGGTAAATGGAAATACCGCAAGGCTCGCGCCTACACGTGGCGAGGTCATGCACCCCTACCCAGACAGAGCGAATCCAACCCATGTGATGGCGTTCAAAGACGTCGACCCCGTACATGGGGTGCGTCCTAAATACTTTCGGACAAAGATATTCTCGAATAGTTCGGAAGCCCCTCACCTCGAGCCTTACAGATTAAATCTGGGCAGTCCTCGAAAGTACCCCTTCTTCTCCTATCTAATGTATGAGCCTCTCGTCGAATCCCAGCTCTACTTCCGCTGGTATCTATTCCAGCAGTTGGTAACTGAATGGGCATTCAATATCCTGCCGCCTCAAGCGGACACATCCTTGGGCATACAGGCTGAACGCCGCGCCCTTAAAGCAAGTAAACCAAAATAAACGACAATGGCTACAATAGCAATCCCTTGTGAACCTCGCGTCCTCATCAACGGCGCGAACATTGCACAGAACCTCATTGACAGCGTTGCGGCTTCCAGCCGTGGCGACCACGATGTTTGGCTCCTGCTCCCTTACCGGGCCAAGGCCGCCGCTGAACCCATGATTAAAATCTTGAAGAATCAGTTCCGGGACCTTCGCACGATTGAGTTGCTGACCCCTGTCACGGGTAGCTACGCTCTCGTTACTCATCTCTTCGCCCGACTGCAACAGGCTCTGGCTTACGAGAACGCGCCGGACGAACGAGCTATCATTTGGGTTTCCGAACGCGGCAATGAAACGTTTAAACCCGGCGCGATTGATACGCTGGATGCAACGTTCTATCGCAAGAAGGCTCCGGTTATTGCGGGCAAGTATTTTACGATTCCTGCCACCGAGAACTCTTATGAATCCCGCACCGTGGACGGAACCTTCGTCATGTCCAGCCAGCTGGCGAAACTCTATCCCCAGCGAGTTCCCTACGTCACCATCTCCCAGCATTTCCGTCTCTTCCTTGACAAGGTGCTGACCGAGAAGTGCTTCAACGTGGAGAACTGGGACGACCTCATCACCGTTGGTGAAATCCCCGACGCGGACAACTTTAAGCTTCCCCAAGTTCTTGGCGAAGTCACGGTGACGACCCCTGCCGAGGTATCTATCGCCAGCATCAAAGCGGAATCTATCAATATGATGGGGCAGTCCGAGCAAGTAGGTGGAGCAACTAAAGCCCGCGAGGATTTAAGTGAAGCAGAAGACTTGACACCCAGCGCGAAAGTTGTTACACCTGCACCTGTGAAGCCCAAGACCAAGAAAGCCATGAAGGCTGATGCGGTTGAGGGTAAAGACGAAATTGACAAATAGTAGATATGCCGAAACCAGACGCAAATGCTCCCGTAGGTCCGGGGGTTATTGGCGTGGTTGACGAGAACGGAACCCTTCTCAAGCGAAGGGTTCCGACCGCCGACCAAGCCCGCGCCATGCTCTACTTCTGTCTCACCGCTGACCAGCTATCCATGCAAGCGAGGACAGAGGCACAGGCAGAGCTGGACGGACAACGCCCGTATGACCCAATGGCCCTTTCCGCAGTTGGTCAGAATTATCGAACCAACTACAACTTCCGCACGATGCGGATTGTTCGTGAAAAGGTGGCGGCTAGCCTCCGCGAAGTGTGGGATAACCCCGAACTTGTTTCGGTGCAAACCACCTTCGGAGATAATGCTCGTCGCCCTATCTATTCAGACATCCTTTCCACCGAGGTGACGAAGATGGTCAAGTCCATGCCGGGATTCACTTCCATCATGACGGACCTTCTTCACAACTTCTCATTCCACGGCTTCGGCCTTGCCTACTTTGAGGACCCTGACACTTGGTACTTCAAGGCGGGTAGTCTGAACGAGTTCGCGTTCGAACGCAAGGTTAAGCCGGACAGTAGCACCCTTGAGGTTGTGTTTGCTACTCGTACCCTTCGTGCCCATGAACTCTACGATTTCATTCGTGACCCGCAGACCGCAAGGGAAGCCGGCTGGGATGTGGAAGAGGTCATGAAGGTGTTGAAGACCTGTAGTTACAATCAGACGGTACAGCCCCAGCGTATCTCTTGGGAGACCGAGAAGATGCTTAAAAACGGAGACTACACCCTGACCGACGTAATTGGAACCAGTATTCCGATTGCCCACATGTGGGTTCGCGAATTCAACGGTACGGTTACTCACTCCATCTTCTTCGTCAACGGAAGCGGCGGCAATGGTCAGGATGTGAAGCGTGACCAGAACCGCGATGTAGATGACACCAAGTTCCTCTACACCAAGGAAGGAGCCTACAACTCTATGGAAGAAGCGTTCGTCCTCTTCCCGCTGGGCAGTAGCACCAACGGCGACATCCATGCTCTCCGCGGATATGGCAATGACCTCCTGCCCCACACTCGTGTTATTGACAAGTTGATGAACCAAGCGACGGACGCGGCGTTCCTCGGCATGGCTCTGAACGTCTCTGCCACCAATGAAACCTCCCGTCTCTCCGCAATGGTGAACCCGATGGGGGCCTATACCATTTTGGACCCGTCAACGCAAGTGGTTCCTAATCCCGTACCGAATCTGCAACAGGTTGCCGGAACTCCCCTCGCATTCTTGCAGAACCAAATCCGGGAACGCTTGGGCGAGATTGACGTGAATGCTGATGGAGGCATGGGCCGCACCCAGCTGGAAGCTGAAATCCGTATGGGCAATGCGAGCAAGGTCAGCAATAACATCATGGATATGCTCTTGGAGCACATGACCATCCTTCTCCGTGAAATCGTTCGCCGTATCATCCGCAAGGACTACGATGAAGGGATTGGCGGGTTTAAGGAACGTGAACGCATGCTCCAACGTCTGGACGAAGCAGGTGTGCCAAGGGATGCCTTCTTCGCTATCGACCTTGACAGCGTTACCGCCCTCCCGCCTATCGGTGCGGGCAGTAAGGTTCGCCGCACGATGGCTCTCCGTCAGTGTCTCAACTACATGCAGTTCATGCCACGAGCTGGGCAGGAACGTCTCATCCGCATGGCCATTGCCAATGAAACGAACGGACGCACCGCACAGTTGTTCATGCCGTTGAAGGATGACCCCAACCCGTCCGAAACCGTGGCCGCCTCTATCGCATCCATCCAGAACAACCAGCTCATGGCAGGGCAGGAAGTTCCGGTTATGCCGAACGAGGACCACAGAACGCACGCGGAAGTGCATGCCAACTTCATCATGTCCATGCTTCCCGACGCACAGCTGGAACCCGAAGAGATGGCCCAGCTAGCTCAACCTCTACAGCTTCTGGTCGCCCAGTTGGCAGGACACATGGACTATTTGCAGGCCGCCAAGGAAGTTGTCCCTGAATTTGAACAGTACGAGAAACTGGTCAAGAGGTGCAACGAGGTTATTACCAACGGCATGCGGGCCTTGGAAGCGATGCAACAGAACGAAGAAGCGGCTCCTCAAGAAGGACCTACTCCTGAACAGATGAAAGCCGAAGCCGAAATTGAATTGAAGCGCATGAAGACGGAAGCTGAAATCCAGTTGGCTAAGGAAAAGCAGGATGCCGAGATTACTCGTAACGCCGTAGAAGCCAATGCTAAAGCGGCTCAATCGCTAGGAGGTGCACGATGAAGGCAGTTCCTACCTACACTGTCGAAGGGTTCAAAAGCAACAAGGCGGCGACTGGCCGCCTTGCTGAACTCCTGCATGACCCGGTAATGGAAGAAGCTCTCTGCATTGTTCAGTCGAAACTCAATGCGACCTTACAGCCCACAATGGAAGCCGCCGCATTGAATGGGGCTTTCGCGGCTGGGGCTAAATCCGTTATCGCCGCTCTCTTCAATCTGGCCGAAGAGAATGAAGAAACCGAATCCCCGGTAACTATGATGAATCATCCCATGACCGAGCGTAACGCTTGGATTAACTCACTTTCACTCAACAAGTAATACATAGAATCTAATGGATAATGTAAATATTCCCGCAGTAGCGGAGGGCATCATAGATGGTGCTATTCACAACGACATACATAACATTTTCGAACAGACCCTGTTCGCCCCGGATTCCACGGATTCCATTCAACCCTCCAATCCCGCTAACCCCACGGCTCCCATTGAATCCCCAGACGGTACGGTAGTCATGCCAGATGCTGGTCCCCGCATCGCGGATGATGAAGTAGTCAATACCACGGGAACCCCGGTTCCCTCGGATGACACGGAATCCGAGGAAGAACAGAACGAAGAGGAAGAACAGAACGAAGAGGAAGAACAGAACGAAGAGGGGGAAAACGAAGAGGAGGAACAGAACAATGGTCCTAAGGAACAGAAAGCGAGCAAGGCCGCGAGCAAGGCATTCGCTGAAATGCGCGTCCAGTTGAGGGGCGCGAAGAAAGAAATCGCGGACTTGAAGGCCAAGCTGGAAGAAGCGGGTAAATCCTCTCCCAACAATGAAGAGCTTGAATCTCTGCGCGAGATTGTACGCGGCTATGCCTTCACCGCAACCGAAGAATACAAGACCAATGTAACTGCCCCGTATAATAAGGCTAACGCCAAACTTGCGGAGATTGCCCGCGCCTCTGGTGCATCTCTGGACATGGACAAGCTGAATGAAGTTGCCCTTAATCCCGACCTCGACGAGTACGACCGCGAAGAAGCGTATGAGGCCATTGGGAAGGAACTGGGCATTAGCGATTCTGCCGTGTTCAAATTTGTCCGCATGGCTAAGGTCCGCGACGCGGCCATTGTCGCCCACGGAAACTATCAGGCCGAAGCCGACAAGTATGTGGAAGAGTTGAAGGCCAGCCGCGGCGGCAAGTCGGAGGCCGGGACCTACACCGTCAATCTCGACAACTACACGTTGGAAGCGATGAAGGAACGTGCCAAGGAACTGGGCATGACCACGGAGATTACCGAAGAGAATGTGAAGCATGCCCGCCATCTTGCTCACAAGATAAATAATGGTTCCTTCATGGATGGCGCACTGGCCGAACTCATGGTGAAGGAACTGGCAGATGCTCGCGCGACAATCGAGGCTCTCAACGTGAAGGTGGCCAAACTCCGCAAGGCCCGCCCCTCCGCTAACGAGGGTAGCCCCAAAGCCCCGGAGACCCAGCCACCCGCCGGGCCGACCGCAGTCGGGGACATTATTGGTAGTGCCTTCGGATTATAATAAATTTTCCTTGACATACTGGTAATTTTATGACAAGAATGGGGCATCAAATGCGGTGTCCCATTCTTGCTTTCCCGCGAGCAAACCAAAACAAACCTTTATGCAGGTGTGAAAATTCTTGGTCCTGACCCTGCCACGACCGCGTAAGACCCCAAAACAAAATCTTCCAAAGAGAACTAGGCGTTGCAAATTAAACCAAATTTAATTTACAAATGGCTACTTCTCCTAACGATATTCAGGCCCAAGAATTGAAGCTGGTCACGATGACCAACCTTCTTAACGCCAACATGTTCAGCACCTTTGCTCGTACTTCTCCGTGGAACTCCCAGATGATTATGACGGGAGAATGGACTGACGGTGTTGGTGATTCCGGGCGCATCGCAACCTTCGGTGCTACGGACCCCCGTGCCGAATGGATGAACATTAACCTCGATTCCACCTCCAACCAGATTCCGATTACGGTAAATGATACGGGGGCTACGGAATACTCCTACAGCCGCTTCATCACGAGGCTTTCCTCCCAGAAACTGGACGTACTCCGTATGCGTCAGTCTTGGCAGGCTAAGCAACAGGCCGAGAATGCGGTGAAGCAGTTGGTCCGTGCCGTCGGTAATACTTGGTCTCGCTTCTACCGTCAGAGCTACATCAACATCGCCAGCTACAAACTCATCCCCACGAAGGCGGGTGTTGTTGGTCTCGATGTCGTGAGCAACGATATTAACTCCATGCCGGAAGTTAAGCCCGAAGCCGCTCTGAACGACGACCTGATGAACCAAGCTTGGCAGTTGCTCATCAATGAAGGTGCTGGCGAATCTGCCGCTCTGATGGACCAAGGTTCCCCCGTCTTCTTGGCTTACACGTCTAAGGACACCGTGGACTTCATCCTGCGTCACAACGAAGTTATCCGCAAGGACTGGAACTTCGCAGAGGCCGCGGAAGGCAAGGATGCTACCCTCCTGCGTCAGCTGGGCGTGAAGTGGACGTACAAGGGCTTTACCTACATCGTGGACAACATGAACCCCCGCTACACCTTCGACGACACCAAGCCGACTGGTCAGAAGTGGGTGGAAGTTCCCCAGTATATCAAGGCGGAAACGACTGTTGGTAACCGCTATGTGCCGAACCCCGCGTACATGAACGCCCCCTACGAAGATACGATTATCTTTGTGAAGGACGTGTACAAGTCCCTCGTTCCTCGTCCGGTGTCTGCCTACGGTCAGGCCAAGTGGGACCCTGTGACTTACGCTGGTGAGCTGGTTTGGGTGAACAACAAGGACAACGGTGATAACTACATGGGTACGCAGGGCATGTTCATCGCGACGCTTTCTGCCGCTCCGATGCCTGTCTTCCCGCGTCACGGTGTAGTCATCCGACACATTCGCACGACTGCTGGACGCGAACTCGTTGGTGCTGACGGCAAGCCCGTTGGCTCTCTGGTAAGTACCCCCGCGGCAGTGCCGGGCCTCTAAGCCTAAACCTATAACTCTTAAACCGAGGCGGGCGGGATGAACCCGCTCGCCTCAATTTTTTATCTGCATGAAGATTACGTATGACCCTGAAAAATTTGGAGACCTTAAACCGGGGGATGATGTTCAGCTCATGGGAGTTGGCGTTGTTTCAGATGACGGCAAATCTATTGAGATTGTTTCTATCGAGGACCAAGAAATAGGTGACGATGATAGCGACGACGATAACTCCGAAGAAGAAGAAACTGAATCTCCCAAACAGGAAACCGAAACCGAAGAAGCCGAAGAACTGGCAGAAGGAGCCGACATTGGTTCTATTATCGCCTCCGGCTTTGGAGCATAACCTTTTAACTAAAACTCTTAACGAAGAATTATGGCAATAGAAAATCTTCCCATCCCCGCAGAGAATGCAACTATCGCTCGCGGGCAAATCTATCAGCTTACCGGACTGACCGAGGCTACTCGGTATAAGTTTATTGTCACGTCTACCAAGTGCCCGCATGTGGTCATCGCGAAAGATGAAGCGTTGGAGCAGGTGGAAGCCGAAGGGTATCTTTCTGGCCGTGCTTTCTACTTCGTGACGGAAGGTGGTCAGACTAACGCTTACCTCCGCATCGATGCCCTTGAAGGCGCGGAGATTACCCTGACTATGAAGGCCGACCAAATTCCGGCCCCCGAAGAAGCAACTCTTCCCGCAGACTTATCACCTGACAAGTGGTATAGTATCGGTGATTTAGTCGCAGATACGGGGTATGAATTGAAAGTAAGTGCGGAAGTCCCTGTAACCGTATTTGTCAAGACAGGAGATACCATTGCAGACGCAATAGAAGAACCTCCGTTTGTAACTGCCGCAGGGACCACTCGTTTCACTTCCACTGGTACGAAAGCGTGGGTGTACGTAGATGGAGCAGTAAAGGCTAACGTTGACATCGTAGCCGCGCAGGGGATTGAGGGTCTTACCGCTCCCCAGCTTACGACCCTTTCGGACACCGTTTCCGACGTAGCTCTTGTAGGTCCTACCCCTGCCGGATATTACCGCGTGGACTTCGTGACCGAAGCCGCCGCACCTGAATTCCAATACGATGGCAACATCACTATCCAGAACCAGAACGTAGTCCTTACCAACGTAGTTGGGGAAGCAGGGGCGCAAGGTCTTCTTCCTCTCGAGGCCACGCAGGGTATTGTGACTGGTAAGAACCTTCGAGGAACTCTTATCTTTTCACAGGGGACTGCTCTTGGTGCGGGACAGCGAGCCGCCGTTGCCTCGTTCCAGATTCCTACGGGCGGTGATGCCGGGACCTTTAAAGGGACTGCGGTGATTACCTTCGTTGGAAATATCGCATAACCAACAATTAAACCTTGACGGGGCTGAACTCATGAGCTAAACTTCTATGGGTTCAGCCCCAAATTTTTACTATCATGGCACGTAAACGTTCTTCTGAAATCCAAATTGAAAATTACGTCAACGGCTCTCCTATTACGCCGGGCGTAACCTATAAGCTGGGCGATGCCGACACGCACACCGCGTGGCTTCTTGCTTCCAGTTCTCCCTGTCTCTTCAAACTTTCCGCTACCGCTCCTACCGACGAACAGTGGTCCAACGTTACGCCGGAAGAGTTCATCATCAACGGTTCGGTCGCGGGACAGGTGATTGAGATTGAATCCCCCGACGGTAAGTACTTCGTCGTCCCCACTAACGCACAGGACAAGAACGCCTCCGTCGAAAGTGCACACGCGACGATTGCACTTCACCCGCTGGGGTTCGACTACGACCAAGAGTATCAGGCCCTTCCGCTGGACGGTGATGGTCCTGTCTCCGAAGGTTTCTACAAAATCTCCAACCTCGAAAGTGGTAAGCTCTACTCTATCAATGTGCATCCTGACTTGGGTGGCTTGATGGAAACGAAGCCTAATCCGGAATTCAGCTATGCGCTCTTTAGCGTAGGAGCCGACAACAATCCTAAGGCATTCCTCGCTGGTGGTAAGACTACTGACCAGCTGGTCTTTGTGGCAACTGAAACTTCCGCAATTCTTTCTCTCGGTAGTACGATTGAAGAAGCGGGCTACTTTGTCTCCATCAGAAATTTTAGTTTAGGCTCCGGTGAGGGTGGCGGTTCTGGCACTGGCTTTGACCCAGCTAGTGACCAGACAATCTCCGGGGCATGGAGTTTCACCAACACGGCGGGATTGGTTCTCGGAAACGAAGTTCCATTAGTTCTCGGACAAGGGGATGACGCGGTGAAAATCCACGGCGATGGTAACGGAGCCGCAGTCGTTGAGGGGACGAACGCTTCCCACATGGACGTTGCGATTCCTGTCAAGTTCCAAAACCCCACCACTTTTGATGACGGCATTAGCTTCGTTGCCACCACTGGCGAGAAGATGAAGTGCATCCTCTTCGGCAAGGAGAGCGGTCCTACCCGTTGCATACTCTACGAAGAATCCAACGGTTTCCTCTCCATAACTGACCCCAATAACGTCAACAATAAGACATTGACCATCGATGGGGCTGGGGACTTGTGGGTCTACAGAAATGAAAACCATAACGGGGTAGTTACGTTCAACACCCAAACCCGTATGCTCGGCACTATTGACGTGGGCGGGGTTCTGACGTTCCGCAAAACCCCCAATGCCAACAGCGGCATCAACATTCCGCTTGCCGTGGGTGCGCCGACCTATACGGGCGCGGTCAACCGCTTTTATGCGTTAGGATTGGCTGGCGAGACGAACATCCTGACCACTAATGCTTTCCTCAATACGGCGACCATTACCAAGACAGGGACTTCGACGGTGACCCAAACAGTTCCCTACCATTTGGCTCGCATTAAGGTTCCACCGGGAACTCATTCGACCATTCAGGCGAACTTTGTAGGAGTTAATGCCCACTGGAATTATTCCAGTTTCGCAGGGTTCTCTTTCGTTTGGCGTGCTACTGGTGCGGCAAAGTTGACCTTTGGTATTGGCCGTGGCGCGAAGACGGTTCGTCCCGACCTTTCCATAGATTCTTACAGTATTATCCCGGCAAACGATTTGGCGTACAATCAGGGCGAAATTCTGGATATTACCTTTGACAACGTCAGAGATACCCAGCGCAGCGGTTATACGGTGCGGGTGCGTGAGGTTTACGCACTCGATTCCACGGCGGGCTGGCAGGTGAAAACCACCACCAGCTTCATCCCGGCCAGTCAAAACGAACCCGTCCCTTGGACGATTGCCAAGGTTATTTACCAGCAGAACGCTTCGGCCAATATTGCCCAGTATGATAATCTAGGTGCACTCTGGCTCATGCTCACCGGGGGTCAGGCGAATAATCTGTATAAAATTGCCACATGCCGCGGCGTCTCCACTTTTGAGACATACTCCGGCATTATCAGCTGGGTAACTGATGTGGTGAATAATTCGACTGGTGACACTTACATCATTGCAGGTGACGGAGAGCACACCTATTACCAGCCGGGAGGCACGAACCCGGTCTTTTACGCATTGGAAGCAATGGCCGTCGATGCCATTGAATCCGAGGAAGCCACGGATTTCGAAGATATTAACATCCCCCTTGAACAGGCATGAACAACGCAGAAATACAAATTCAATTCCCACAACCCGGCGACTGGACAAAGCTCATTATGAGCGTAATCTACGCGGACGCACTGGGCTTTACGCACCTTGACCAGTACAGTGAGACCACAGTTCCGGAGGAGCAGATACCCGCCCTCGCGGGGGCTATCGAGGCCATTGCCGCTCTTGACGAACAGTGGCAAGCGTGCCAAGTTTGGGCACGATTGGGAGATATTCCCTCCCCTTCCAGCCCGACGGACAATGTGCCCGCAGTCCTTCTGACTGTCGAGGCTACCGGGGATTCCGGGGGTACAAAAATATTTACCCCTGACCAATATCCCCAGTTCGTACTCACCGATAGTGGTACACTATCCTTCTTTAACTTCTTCACAAAAGGATGATAATCATGAGCTTACTCGAACTTCTTGACTTACTTGGCTGGAAGCGCAAGTAGCACATCGCCCCGGAGGCTAACCCCTCCGGGGATTTTTTATTAAAATAATTTCTTGACAAATAATAAAACTATTATATGGTGGTGACATGTCCAAGACATCAAACACCAAACAGATTACTATTGACGAAGTATTCCCAGAGGAAGATGGACCTCCTCAACTGTTCTGCCCTATCTGCGGCGGCCTATTGAGAGAAGCACATCGCGGCAACTACGTGTTCGTAGAGTGCATGAGTTGCTCGCTGGCCGTGCAGGGGAGTGATGACGATAACCCGGAGACTGCCTGTGAAGAGGCATGGAATAATGCTCGATTCTTCATTGACCATTGTCCTCCGGTTCTGCGTCTTCAACCCGGTGCTGAAATCCAGTACTTCGACGGCATGTTCCATAGGCATAAGGGAATCGTTGCAGGAAGAACCCGCGTCTCCATGCACATCCTGTTGGAAGACGGACGAAGCATTGAACCCGGCAGGATAGTTGAATGGCCGTGGGGAATGGAGCAAGCCGAGTAACCATGAAGGAGAGCAAGAACAACCATGAACGCATTGCATCTATCAACCACACAATACTTCGCGCTTGCAGGCCTTTTCGCGCTTGCGGGTGTAGCTCTCCGCGGCTTAGGAGGTACTGCCCTCACCGAGATGGCCAAGAGGCTGAAAGCTCACTTGAAGCTCATTGGCATTGAGACCAATAGCTACCGGACGAGAGGAAGCGAGTATACCCTATATGAGCGCAAGGAAATGGAGAACATATACAACCATATCTTCAATACCTCGGTTCAGTGGGTTATCTTTGGGCTAATCGGACTGACCGTAAGTATCATTGCCGAGTGCCTCTACACTCTTCCCGCACCTCCGCTTTATGTCCTCTCTCTTATCTCCGCATGGATTGCCGCATGGTATCTCTTTATTGTTTTATCTAACTACATAACCACGGGGGTTTTCATGTGGATGACCCGCTATCGACTTTACCGCGAATACCCAAACATCAAATTCTAATCATGACGAACGAAGTAAAACTCGGAATGATTGTCCGCGTCAACGGCGGCCCTTGCGGTCGCGTCGTGGAAATCGACAACGAACGTTCTTCCTACCCGTACAAGGTACGCTATTCGGGAGGATTAGCGGAGTGGGCCTCTGCTAACCAGATGGAAGAAATTCTAGATGCGCCAGAAGAATCTGTCCGCGCTGGTTGCACTAACGCCGCCAAACCCCGGCGACCGTTCAAGAGAGGGGATAGGGTACAATTCGTTCCTCGTGGCTGGGTAAGCTACGATGAAGAGCCTATGCCCTATCAGGAGTACGCGGTTTACGATGATGAAGACAGTGACGGCTGGGTAGCTATCGATGGAGTGACCACCAACTACTTCAACACCGTTATGTTCTTTGACCTTAAACTAATCGACTAACCATGACACTATTTGTTGATATTACTGACATCCTCGCATGGGGAGCTATTGCTCTGTGCGCACTCGCCCTATTCACCCTGTGGGTAATCGAAACCATTAAGAAGCATATCAAAAGAAAATGAACGACGACGAACCAAATTGTTGGACCTGCGCATACCGTGACCCCCCCCGAAACCGCGGAACCCTGTGCATCCTGTGACATGTACTTTAGCCACTTTGAATCCACGGAATCCACGGACACCGCGGCAAGCGAGGATGCACGGAGGGAAGCCGAGATGGCTAGACCTACCTGTCTGACATGTAAACATAAGGGGGTATCTATCGAAGAGGAACCCTGCATCTCCTGCAACGGCTATCAGAATTATACCCCAGATGAATCTGCGCGGAGGAAGCGGGAAGAAGAATTGTTGAAGCGGACCTGTGACACCTGTAAGTACAAAAATCTGGATAGGTCTGTGGAACCCTGTCACTCCTGCAACTGGTATTCGGGCTTCACTCCCATCAAGGAGCAGGGAATAGATTGCCCGGAATATGAAGAAGCGGAAGAGGATGAAGAGGATGTCCTCTCCCCCTGCTCCACATGCAAGTACGGGGACTTGCCCGGAACCACGGAACCCTGTGCTTCCTGTTTCGACGAGGGGCTGGACCATCCCCTGAACTACGAGGAAGCCACGGAATCCGGGGGCAAAGGAATCCTGCAACAGCATATTGTTGATATGTATGCCGAAAGAGTGAAGCAAGCGGCACTCTGGTTCGTGAACGAATGCAATGCCTATCCCCGCCCCTGCCCCTACTGTGGAGAAATCCCGGAGGTCGTAGAGGAAACCATCTACCCCGGAGAGAAACATTGCTATGTTGTCTGCAACGGGGCCAAGCACCTTCCCCATAGCATCAGCGTTCATGGTCGCTTCCGTGAAGAAGCGGTAGCCCGCTGGAATAGCTTCGCAATAGATATAATCAGCCAAAGAAAATGAACAACCACTGGACAACCATTAGCGGGGGAGGATTCGTCCTCCCCATTAACTCCATACTAATCGCGGAGGGAGACCTCGCCGCATAACATTTCATCTCATGAACCTTCCATACATTGGACAAATGAAAGGGCTTCGCCAATTTCTTATTGAAGAGCACATTCTCTCCCCTATCGAAGTTGGTCTAGCCTCCGACGAAGACCTCATTGACACAGTCCTCAAAAAAGGATTCTTCTTCGCCATACCATACAACGGTGGATATACGACCGGAGACGAGATTCTTCTAATCCCTAACGACGTATTGAGCCGTACAGCCAAATTCTTTCGCTAAACGTATGTACACATTAACTGGATTTCTTCTCGGTATTCTCTTCTACTACATCATCGAGAACAATAACGACAACGACTTTACCCCTGCATGAGAACGAACAGTAGAGGACTAATCGTCCATCCCGGATTGAAACATCCACGGAGGCCACGGCATAGTACTCCCCCGGTTAAGAACATACCGAAGGGCTACATTGCCACCGGGGAGATTGCCGATAAAATCGGGAGAAGCTCCGTGTGGGTAATTCACGCCCTGAACCGTTTGAAGGTCAAACACGTTCGTTGTGGGCATACCATGTACTGGGAAGGGGAAGGAGCCAATGAATATATTCAGATGCAGGTCAAAGGCCTATATGACAGTATCCCGGAAGGGTACGTTGATGTAGCTACCGCATTGGAATCTACGGGCTTGAAGTCTCCGGCGTATCTGACCACCCTATTCAAGCGGGGCAAGGTTCAACGTGTACGGTATCGTGACGACAGCGACCCTCGCGGTCGTAGGACACGGTTTGCGTACAATTTGCTTGACCTCCTTTCTCATTTGGGTTTAGATAGCTCTGACGTATGAGAACGACCTACTCCACAACCAGAACCATACAGAAGGGCCAGAGCAATCAGCGAGCCTTGCTCGGTCTCCTTCTGAATATCGACCTCCTTGACCCTTCGCTCCCTCTCGACTATGTTCGGGTTCTTCTGTACATGCACGCCAATGGCTTCGAGCAGAAACATGAGAATCCGACAATAAGTGAGAGCACTCGCATCCCCATATCTTCTCTTTACTCTATCCTGCGCAAGCTGGAAGAAAAAGGGTATATTGAATACGAGGGAGTGAGGGGGTCGAGGAGGCAGACTAAAAGTAAACTAACTCCGAAAGGTATCACTTTCTGTCGTGACATCTTCCGGCCACAAACAATCTAATCAACAACATGGAAAAGAACAATCTCGATGAACAGGCAGAAGTCGCGGCCAAGCTCTATAGCATGGCCGAACTTCCAACCCCGTGGGACCAGCTCACCGCGGTAAAGAAGAAGCCCTACATGAATATGGCGGGCAAACTAATCAAGGGAGAGGCTGACATCTTTGCCCAGCTGACGGCGAAGTACTGTGTCCAGCTTGGTGTACCCGGCAAGTACAAGACTATCATCTCCGGGATTATTAGTGCCGCCCTTGGAGCTTTAGCCATGTTTGGAGCGTTGGGGCAGAGTAGTTGCACCTACGCGGATGTGAGTAAGGACCGCGCAGTTATCTGCAATGGAGAATCCTGTGTAATCGTTAGTCCCGGAAGGTTGACCTTTACGCAGGAACAGCCCAAGACGGATGCAGGTCCGGTAGTAATCCCCTCCAAAGAATACTGCAAATAATATGGCAGAAGAGTACAGCGAGATTCCACAAGCTCCTGACCTCTTTAATCATCCCGTACCCTCGGTTCCCGTGGGTACGGAGATGTTTAATGAGGCCCCGCCATTTGATTCAATGCCGGACCCGATTGCCCCAGTATACGGTGAGAGCGACATAGGAGTGTTCCATACCCCGGTATATAATGATGACCCCCTCATGCGCAACCGGGAAGAGAGCATGTTCGCCATTGTGTATGACCCAGAGGATTCCGGGCCTAACGCAAAGGTCATGTACACCTGCGGTGTTGTCATTGATGATAATGAGGTGCATGAAATTGGTGGTGCGCCGGGGACGTTGAAGGCAGTGGATAGTAAAGAGAAGGCCCCATTAGATGATGACATCATCTGGTATGTCAATGTTAAATCCGACCGCAAGTCCTCCACCGTGTCTAGTAAGAAAGACACCAGCGCGGACTTCTCCGTCCCCATTGCGAGGACGAGCAAGGGCAGGAACGGATATATCCAGCAACTTCACCGTGGTGCTATCTTCATTGGAGGTGGCGGTGGTGGCGGCAAGTTCCCATACAAGGTCACGACGACTAAGGAGCAGGACGCAAACAAGAACTGGCATACCTACGCAGTTATCGAGCCGGGTGGTTTCCGTGATACCGAACGGAAGAAGGTGGAGATTGACGGGTTCAAAGATGGGGCGGCTAAGAAGGAAATCGTAACCGACGGTGAACTTCCCGTACTCCTTGAATGGGAATACACTTGGCCCGCCAATACCGTGACGAACGCCAAGCTGGTTGTTGATGATAAGCCGTGGGATGGTAAGGAGGTAATCACTCCGATTGAGAGTGCCGAGGGAACGGGTAAGAGCAAATGCGCGATTGCCATCCTGACGGTAACGCGAAACCCGCAGGACAATAGTCTTGACGCAACCGTGAAATCCCAGCTGGTCAATACTGGACTGGCCGCCGTCTGGTACAGCGGATATGTTGATGGCGTTAGCGGACGTGTTGGGCAATATGCAGAAGTTTCTACCGTAGCACCATGAAGTCTCACCTCTTACTCCCCACGAACTCGTCGAAGGATATTTCGGTTTTAATGTGGAAGAATAATCCTGACTACACTGAACAATATAAAAGTAGTTTGTGGTATGGAACCCAAGGACCCACGGTTTCCGGGCTTCCTGTACCTCTAGGTCGAGCCGTAGCTATTTCACCAAACGCAACGCATAAACCGGGGATTAAGTGCAAGAACCTTGTGGACGCGTGGAAAGTCTTCAACACATTGAAAGGATTTAATTCCATCGCGCTTCCGGCGAAGTTGCCTAGTCAGAATGGCATTCCCGGAGGCGTCGATGCTCGTACTCAATATCGAGTATACGAGCCAGCACTTTGGTTCGCATGGCAGGGAGTGCCGGAAGGAACTGAAATTACTCCACATGAAGTCACATTGCAGGAAGCCCGTGATTGGCCCTACTATGACGACGGCTGGCTATACCAAAACAGTACATACGGACCACATTATGGAAGCGGATTTATGGATAATATGTGGTATATTGAATCAGAAAGTGGAGCAGTTTATCTGGATGTAAGTATCGACTTAAGCTTCAAGTATGAGAGAAAAACATCCTCTGGTGTATGGCAGACCTTTTCGATACTTGCCTATGTAGGCTACCCCATTAAATATTGGGCGAATGGGAATAAGGCTTCCATGCGAACAGTCACATGGAGCACCACGATAGGTGGAGTAGAAGTTGACTGCCTTGGAAGTTATTACTGTTGGACCCCCTACGTTGCCGCTCCCGAAATCTCCCAAATGAATCAATGGTTTAAGGGATTACAGTTCACGACATTGTGATATAGCTGACCAACCCTCCGGGTGATTTGCTACACGCGATTCTTGGACCCCTTCGTGCCCACGGAACCCACGGCCAAATGGTCACAATGGGTTCCGTGGGTTCTCTGTTGTGTCATACCAATTAAAAATTTCTTGACCAGAATCTTCTTCTGTGTATGATGGCGGGCATGGACAATAACATCCATTACATCATTAGCGCGTATAACCCCTCCCTTCATTGGCCGGAGAGGGAATCAAACCTAATCCATTACACGGTCAATTATCTTAAATCCCTGCACATCCCCGGCGAGCGCATTACCGTCATATCCGAGGACCTTGGCGTTCTTTCATGGGCCAAAGCGGAAGAGCTGAACGTTGCCCGCGTCCCTGACGCACCCGATGAAGCCATCCTCTCCATCGCCGCAGAGCATGCGGGAATGGACATCATGGTGCTCGATACTCAATGCCCGGTGCGCGAAGCGGACCTTCTCGACGTTATGGCTAGCCAGATAGCTACCGAGAAGGATGTCATCTTCATCTCCGCATACATGGGAATGAAGCGGACGAACGTCGAAGACTACCCTGCATGGACCAGCATAGTTGATGGTAGTGTGTGGGGGTTCCGGCACGATAGCGACCTGAAAGCCATTAAGAAGATGAGAAATATCTATTATGTCTATCATGACGCGTTCGCCGGACACTTCGGAGTGAGCCTCGACTACCAATACGACAAGGAGGTTCTCGACATCGCCGTGAAACGCGGCTGGGAAAAGAGCGCAAGCACCGCTCCATGCTCTGCGGATTATCCGCGCCGCGTGCAGATTATAGTTGACAAACCCAAACACAATATCTAATCTTCATTCACACCATGAACACAAACCAATTATATTTTGACGGAAGCCTCGGACAGTTCATTCGCAAGGCGAACTACGAACAGGTAAGCGTAAATCCCACGTTGGAAGTTCAGCATGGAATGTCCTCTCTCATCCTCCCTCTCGGTGCGGGATTTAAGGGAGACCTTCGGTTTAATTTCTCCCATGCCTCTGCTCTTCTTGTCAACGTCTCCCCGTCAAGCCCCTTTGCATGGAAGATTCAGTTAGCCCCGCTCAACGCCGGAGCCTTGCCTGTATGGAAGACAGTCGCGTCTGGCATGACGTCCTCGGTGAAACCCGGAGGCACTACTGACACCATTATCCTTCCGACCGATATATTTGAATTAGACCCTGCCGAATATCCTGTCGGGACCTACTGGATGACTGTTGAGTTCTCCAATACGGTTGACTGGACCCGCACCTTCCCCTTCACTCTTCAAATCATCTAACCATGCAACTTGATTTATCCCACATCCTGCAACTCTACCCCGTATTGAAGGTCCTTCATTACCAGACAAGTAGTGGATTCCATCATGAACGATACGATGATGCGGTAGAAGAATTGGGCGGCATTGCCGACAGTTTCATTGAAACCTATCTCGGACTACATGGCCGCGACTGGATGGTAAAGCCCATGTTGGTGCGTCCCGTGTTGCCCGATACTTCTACTAATTGCATTATCCTGTACAGAAATGTCATCCTACATGACATCGTTCCCTACCTCTACACCGTTGCCGGGAATGAACCCGCGCTAAGGAAACTGGCAGAGGACTTCGAGCAGAGTGCTCAAAAGATTTACGGACTACTGAACAATTACATCTAATAGAACCCATGCCTACAACAACTCGCGTCCGAGAATTTTTCCTCTGCTCCGACGGCCCGGAGAGCAACCCCGAAGTAATAGCCACGGTACTTCCACGGCTTGACGGGGTTTGCTCCCGCGCCCGGTCCTTGACATGGGGCGTTATTGCCTATTCCCTCTCTCACTTCAACCTGCCCTTCGGGGTTGCCTTGGAGAACATGAGGAACGGTTATTGTGCCCGCGTCGTAGGAACGCCCACTGGGGAGGAAACCGAGGATGGAAATGCCGACGTTACTCCTTGGTTCATCCTGCAATCGTTCAAGACCGAGAGCGGCGAATGGGACTACCGTTTCATGGCGTTGGAACCAATAGAGGCAGGAGCCGCCATTGATATGAAGAGGGATTATCTCCTGCCCGATGGATGGTATAAAGTCGGAGAAGAGGTAACTCTTCGCAACGATTTCATCGCCTCCTTCTGTTGGGAGATTGCCATTCCCGGCGACCCCTTAAAAATAGAAACCGCAAACGCATAGACCAATGAAGAAGACCAACGAGATTAGTATTGTAGATAATAAGAGAGTAGGAATCCTCAAGGTGAAATATGATGGAGATACCTTTGCCATCTTTAACTATTGTCGGGAGGGAGACGAGAAGGAACAGTGTTATCCCACGCGCGAAAGGGCGGTAGAAATGGCGAAGATGGTTGCTCGCCATCTCATCCACGCGAATCCCGTTATGACAGAAAGGGGCATTGACCTTTACCCGACAGACTGTACAATCCAAGACGAATAGACCATGAACGATAAAGTAGCTATTTTAGAAGACAAAGGATTTGGATTCTTCCGAGTAACTCACTGTGGAAGTGTCATTGCAGATTTTCTTTACTGCACTGGCTCTGGTGAACAAGGATATATGACACGAGATTCCGCAAAGAAACCGGCAACGAAGATTGCCCGCTACGTAGTTAGCAGAGGGACAGTTTGTACCATCGAGGGAGTATCACTTAACCAAATCATTTTCAACATCAATGAATAACGATTCAGATACCCGTGTTTATGACCTCCCTACTGGCGGAATGTTCCGCGTCAGGCACAGAGGAAGTTGCGTCGCCGTTTTCAACTATTGCGTGGCAGATGAAAGCGGCTTCTTCACCAAGAAGCAAGCTAAGAAACTAGCCATCAAGCTCGCCCGCAAAATTGAGAAGAGCACGGTCATAGAAACAAAGATGGGAATCAAACTTAAAAGGAACAATACTAATGACTGACACTCTAAATATTACCACCGTAGATGACCCCGTTGTCGGATTTTTCCGGGTCATGCTTGAAAACTGTTGCGTTGCCGCCTTTTACTATTGCACGGAAGGCGAGGAAGGACATTTCACCAAGAAGCAAGCCAAGAAGCAAGCCAAGAAGCTAGTCCGCAAAATTGAAAAGAGCATGATTATCAAAACCAAAAAAGGATTTAAACTTAAAAGGAACAACAATGACCAACGATAAATATCTACTGGAAACCTTCTTAATGGAATACCCGCGAGCAGGAATCATTGCGGTGATTCATCGAAACTACCGTATCGCTATGTTCCCCTATCGCAGGAATGAGGATGAGAAGGGACTTCCGACAAAGGACTGCGCCCTCAAAATGGCAATCGAACTTCGTGACAAGATTAAGAAATGCACGACGGAAGAATCCGACACGGGGATTACCTTCGTCGAAAAGGAACAACCAATCTTCAATGACTAACAAACGCAGATTCAGAAAGGGAGACCTTGTTCGGTTCATCAACACAGGAAGGCATCCAGAAATATGGGAGAGCTTAGCAGAGGGTTCTTTAGCGTATGTTCAAGGCGGGGAAGATAGAAACCACTGCATCCTTATCAAGACCGAAGACAACGAAGGGAAGTGGTATCCCTTCTATGAGTTTGAGCTAGTGGAAGAGACCGAACATGAAGTCTTCGTCCGATACACACGGGACGAGGCTATCATCCTCTTCAACTATCAGCCCGTTCTCCGCATACCTACCAAGTACCGGCTGGGCGACCAAGAGGTCGATATGTGCGAGGAAGTAGTGGACTGGGCTAATCAAATCGTTGAGGACCTTAACGAGCATGTCATATTACCAGATATAAACAAAACCAAAAACGAAAATGAAAGCAGGACCCGGAAAAGTTAAGACCAGATTTAAGTGCGGCGACGTTGTTCTTCGGATAGATACGGGGAGATGTGGCATGTGTGGGGATAGCATCCCAACAGGGTCTATCCTCCGGGTAATGTCTGACGAGGATGTTGCTGGTGTCGTTCGTGTCCAATATCCCCAAGCGGATGATGAAGACGAAGAGATACAGGATGTTATGTGGTACGAAATCGACCACTTACCCGCGAAAGCCAAGGTAGAAGAATTCTCGGATGCCGTGAGGGTGTCCATGAATGGGGACGCTATTGCCACCATTCTCACGGACATTGCCACCCCATTGGGCACTCTTCATTTCGAAAGCTGGGCCAGAGAAATTGCCCAGTCGATGGCGAACATTATTAACCTTCAAATCTCATTGGGGAAGCTAACCTCTGATGGAATCAAAGTAGAAAAAACTAATGACAAGGAAAGATAAGATAAAGGAAATACAGAAGTGGGCGGGAACTACGCCCGATGGCATCCTTGGTGATAAGACCATTGATGCTATATGGAAGAAGATACAACCCACGGTTTCCGTGGAACCCGATGAACAACCCAACGATTCCCCGGTATCCGCGGCATACGTGTCCCCGGCAGAGCTTGTCCGCAAGGACATGGCAAAGAAGATTCTCAACATGGAGGATTACAAGATTACAGGTCCCGAATCTCTGCGCGTAACTCGCCTCCCCTCTGGCGACGGCGGCGGCAAGTGGGAGATTGCAGGTATCTGTGATGGGATTGAACCCAAGGAATTCAATCTAATCAAATCCATGTTGGACCGGGGTGACAGGGATGCGGCATGGGAGGAATGCCTCCGCTATGTTCTCGCCAATACGGAACCGTTGGTTGCCAAGGGAGTTGCAGGATGCTACGCCATTGAGTTCATGCTTCGTGACATGACCTTCAACATGGGTGTGGCGGGGACAACCAAGGTTGTCCAGCGCATGCTCGACATTGGTATTGATGGCAAGTGGGGGAAAAATACCCAAGCCAAATGGACAGACGCCATTCAATCATGGGATGAAAAGGTAGTTCTCGATTCGTTGGACCGTGCTTGTCGTGCCCGCTACTGTTCCATTGTAAGGGCCAATCCAGTGAAGGCGAAGTTTCTCTCCGGCTGGTCCAACCGATGCAATGCACGGCTTGCCTACGCTCTTACTCTGTTGTCAAGGAAATAAGCAGGGAATTTTCTTGACCCATTAAATCCCAAATGCTAACATGGCGGTGAGGTAATTCCTTGCCGCCATGTTTAATTTCATCGCACAGCTTAATGCTACTGACGGCAACGTGTGGGCATTGTTTCTCACTCGTATCGTCGATGAAATGTCCCCCGCGTATCTCGTATTCGTGGGGGTTATTTACGTGGCAGTAAAGCTGGCATATAAGTACCTCTCAAAAAAGATAGAGTTTAGTCTTGACAAGGAGAAGTCCTTTCTCATATTATTGCAAGAAGCTCTAAGAGTTATATCCGAGTTGGATGATTCTCTAGACCAACTACATGGAAAAATAGACAATCTACGAAGCGACCATGAAGAGATAATCGACCGCGCCTTCTGCGCTATCTCGCAACAAGATACACACCCCTCCGACAGAAATGAAACTATTCAATCTGTTCCGAAAAAGCCACGAGCAGGAACAACTCGAAAACGAGTTGACCCAGAATCTTAATCAATTACAGGAAAGCATCCGTGCGTGTACTGAAAAACTCCGCTCAAGGAATCGGTTCTATGCCTCCCTTCCTATTGGTCGCGAGGGTGAGCTGAAACTGCCCAGAAACCAATGGGCCTATTTTTTACGGGGGAAAGTAGGAATTCGTTATGACGGAGAAACTCTTACCTCTTCGGTTACACAGGTTAAAACTCGTGAAGAAGTTCAACTGCCAAGAATTATTGACGCGGAGAGAAGCCATAAATTACTTGTCATACGAGGATATGTTATTGACAGGAGAACAAACCGCACCTATTATCGGGGCGAGACAGTAAGTTTTCAGCGGGGAGAACCAATGCAATTAACGTTGAACGGGCATATTAGCATGATGTGGACACCCCCGCTTCCCGATGCAATTATGCCGTTCTATCAAACCAACATACATGGCCTTGATTCCTAACACTCCGGCCTCCAACCCACAGCCTCCGACGATACCCATTGGAACCACGGATTCCTCGTGGCGCAATGGGTTCAGTCCTGACAGGCCAATGGGTGAGCCGATAATTAACTTTCCCACTCCTGTGGTAAAGAACGTGATGTTCTTCGTTGAGAGGATTGCCAAGAATCCCAGCGAGATTACCATTGAATTGGGAACGCCGTTCGTACCCACCGCGGGTACGACCTTCCTCCCGTTCATGCGGGATGCAGTTCTCGTGCATGTCGAACCCGTCAATGAGGCGGCGAGACAGCACGTTTATCGTTTCTACTACATGGTCCCGCCGGAACAGCAGTTCCGATATAACATTCAGGACATGAAGAAAATCCGTGACGGCTATACGTTGAAAGATACTGCCGCTACGGGTAAGTTCATGGGGCCGGATGCAGACACGGAAGAGTTGAAGGACTTCTACGAGATTACACGGGAATGGGTGGAACCCACGGATTCCGCGTATGCCCCGCTCCCTCTTGGCTCGTTTGACCCCAGCAACGAAAAGCTTGACCCTGACTTCTATGACCAGCATTTCTACACGGCATATGATGCCCAGCTGGTATATGAAGAAGTAGCTCAGTTTGAAGAGGAACACCTGCGCAAGTACTTTCGTAAGGTCATCCGTGTGTATAAAACCCTGCCGGGACCTGTGGTTAAAGAGTTCGTCCCTTATAACATTTGGCAGAAGGGAGATACGGTGTGGGATGAAGGCGGTCCGGGAACGAACCAGCCCGAATCTGAATGGGTGGCGCAGACTGCAATTAAGTTATCGAGAGAGGTCTGGGCCGCGCCGCTTTGGCCCGTCGAGGGTGGAGGGAAGGAACCGGGTCAGGCCCGCATTCCTCACATGCCCCTCCTTGAACTGGACAATAAACCCGTTAGTGCTGGCTGGGACAAGGGCAGTTATCCGAGTACGCAGATGTACACCCTTGTATCTATGTACAAACGGAACAGTAACATTGCGGAGAAAGAGGAACAGAACAGCCTCTCCGGTAATTGTTGTAACCCCGATTCCCGTTTTGTCCGGTGCATCAACACAACCGTGACGACTAGCCAGTCCGTTGACTGGACAGCGAACGGCGATGTCCCGGCGATTGACCCTCCCGACCCCGGCGAGAACTGTAGCCAATGGCGTGTAGATTCCTCTGTGGTGGTCCATGAAGGATATAGCCACAAGGAAACGCGAAAGAGTTGCACCACCTACGACCAGATTGATGAGTTCTGGGAATCCTCGTTTGACAGGATAACCAATCAGGTCTATCCTGTACTGCGGAAGATTGTACATAATCCGAGCACTGACTTCGATACTGATTGGCAGAAGGAAGGATTCACCAAATACACGGATGCCGTGGGCAATACCTACTATGGCCGGAAGTTGGAGAAGCCCGTTACGCTGGTTCCCGT